CGTGCCTTGGGTTTCACAAACTTACAATAGGCAGTGTCAGTGATGGTGAACAACATAGGGATTGCCCAACTATCACGGAGGTCATCATTTGCCTCATAATAGGTATGTGGAGCAATGATGATTTCCTGGTCGATTACTTCTCCGAAACTGTAAGTGATAGTGTTGGGAGTGTATTCAGAGTCTCCACCAAACCCGATAAAATCACCTTGAAAAATGGAGTCTGTACGAGGAAGATAATCAAAACAAGCGTGCAGAATCTTTGCAACTTCGCCTGTGTGGTTCTGATCAATGTCCGCATGAGATTCGTTGATCTTGATTTTAACTTTGTTGAAGACACTTTTGGTGCCCACGAAGAAGTTACCCGTAGCAGGATTGCGTCCCCAAACTACAGCGGGAGCGCCGTCGATCTTCACGGACAGGGCACCTGCTGCCTCAAACCAGTCCAGGGCGTTCAGGTCACCCGTCAGGATGGTGTCTTCGGGGTGTTCGATGTGTTTGTTTTGCATGTGCTTAGTATGGCAGGTCCTGGGGTGCTTTGGGGGGTTTGGTGGACAGTGTGCCAACTGGTCGGGCAGCCGACCTGGGTATAAAGAAAGGGGCACGAATGCCCCCTATTTGTTATGCAAACATGAACCCATCTTCGAAGTCGTATTCGTTATAAACAGGACCAGTGATTGAGGACTGTCCGATGAACTTATGAACGAACCAATTGAAGTTCTTTTGAACTACACATTCACCCTTGATTCCGTGCTCCGAAAGAATAGCATTCAGGCGGGACTTAGTAGTCTTGGATTGATGTCCACCGTCAAAGATTTGAACGAAGTCATCACCAACCACGGCGATCTTGTTACCGTGAAGGAACACTGTCGACTCGTTAGTTTCGGGGTTGTAAGCGACAGCAGTGTTGTCAGATTGCCAATTCAGGTTGTTAGAAATGGCGTTGTTCATTTCACGTTCGATCTTACGCATGAGGTCGTTTCGTTTGAACTGAAGTTAGTATGCCACGGGATCGGGGGGCAGCACAAGCGGGTTTGTGCCACCCCTTCAATTGTCACCGCCAGTCCAGGAAGGTGGCGGGGTTGCCGTAGTCTCCGATCACGATGCCGTCCTGGCGGACCTCAGCGTATCCGAACTCTTCAGAGAGGGAGAAGCAGAGGTCCCATGCCCGATCGGCGTCGGTGGTAGTGTTCTCCCACGGAGCAGCGGGGCAGATCACGTCAAGGCGCATTTGGTTTCGTTTCGTTTGAACTTCAGTCATTATAGGCACGGGTCACCCCAGGCGAGCATAGGGAGCGGTCACTTCGCTCGCTGGCACACGGGTCACGGTCAGGCGCTTCCATCCTTCGATCTTATAGTAACGGATCTCCTCGATGACGCTATTGACCACGTTGTTGTGCTGGCGATCCATGCCCTTAGCAGTGGTTGCCTTGCGACGCTTGCGGAATTCAACGGCAGTCGTACCGTCAGCGCGGTCAAGTTCCACACGGTAGAAAGCGTAGGCAGTCACGGCGATCGTTTCGAACTGAAGTCATTATAGGCACGGGGTCGGCACGAACACGACCCCTAGTGTGCCACCTTGCCAACTGGTCGGGCAGCCAAACGGGAGTATAAAGAACTCCCGCACGGTTTGTATCACTCCTCCAGCAATTCGGGGTAGTATTCTTTACACTCTTCAGTCAACTCTACATCCGAATACTTATCATAACCCTCATTCAGGTAATCATAACAAAGGCACGTCATAGTCTTAAGGTCCATGTCATCCAACATCTGCTGAATGAGAGCATCTTGAAGTTCAGAACGGTTCATGAGTTTCAGTTAAGAACGTGACGGTAATCGATGGACTTGATACACCAACCAGTAGCGGCGGTGATCTCTTCTACTAAATCATCTCCATCTATTGCCTCCCAGAAAGAACCAATGATTTCGTCATACAATTCCTTCTCATCTTCAGGAGTCAATTCCTCATCAGCAGCATCACAATCAAGGTCAAACTCAATGTCAGTGACCTGGTAATTCATTTCCATTTGGGGGCAAAGAACCAGAGAATGATTAACGAACCAAGGAGTACAGTTGTCATCAGTAATCGTAGTTAGAGTTGATGTAATTCTCTACATTGAACTTCTCTTCTTTCTCCCATTCTTCTTTATACTCAATCACGTCAAAGATCTCACCAGGAGCATCAGCAATCTCGGTCCAGAGTTCATCAAACATGGGTCAATTCCCGAACACTTGAATACAATACACGATTTTGGGGGGCACGAAACCCCCACTGTGCCACTTCTCAGACCGTCCGCACGTAGGTATACAGAGCACGGATATCTTCGATCAGTGCTTTAAACTCAGGCACGAACACATTCATTACCCAAGCATAGAAAGTCTTAGCACCATCGATGACACGAAGCACGAACAATTGAGTCCGTTCGGTCATGTTATGCTCTTGCCACTTCTCTGCAACGATGATAGCAACTGCAGTCACGAATGCACAGAAGATCTCAACACCATCCATGAAAGTGTTGTAGTGTTTCTTATAATCAATCTCGGTCATCATCTCCACGAAAGCATCAGCGGGAGGGAAGGATTTGGTCAGTTCCATTGTTGTTGAGTGAAAGGAATTTGGATGTGGGAGAATGCGTTTCTCAACCACGAAACCAACATAAAATATTTTCGGGCGATCCGCAAGGGGGTTTGGTCCACCTTCTCAACTGGCACAGGGGTTCAGCCGCCGCGAGTATAAAGAACTCGCGGGCAGTTAGTTATACTCAGTAACGAGTATCCATGTTGTAGTTGTAATAAACCATCTCAACTTGATCCCATTGCTCTTCAGTGAGCGTGCCAACTTGTGCTTCCATGTAATCATAAACCATGCACCAATCAGCATCCATTTCGATACAGAACTGGTGGAGAGATTCCAGGGCAGAGTTAAACATTTCGGAGTTGTGGATTGCCATGAGAGAACAATAGGGCATTCTGCCACACAATCAATCACCTTTGTGCCAGCACGTCAATTGGCACAAGGCGGCGGCTCCGATTCTCAATAAGAAAGTATTATTGAGAATGGAATATTAGTACTGATTTATATAATGTGCCAATCCACAAGGCGGCACAGTCACCAATCGATATCGAATTCCTTGACGGTAGCATGGACATCTTCGTCACATTCTAGTCCTAGGATATCTCGCCAGTTGAGATCTTCTAGTTCTAGATCATCATAACACATGAGATCTAGTGTGACGCGTACCATACGCTTTGTGTGTGTCGCAGGCATGTGATTCTCGTGCGTGTGTGCTACATTGTATCATGCATAGTGACGATACGCAAGTGTGTCATAGTCTTGCGTATTATGTGCGTATTCCTCGTCGAGATCTACGTCACGTTGTGCATGATACTCGTAGTACGTATCCTCGTCGAGATTATAATCGTTGCTAAAAGAGTATTCGAGATCGTAATCGTCGTACATAAGCTCGTCGAGATTTTGTATGATGCTTAGATATTATACGTGTTTCTCGTCGAGATTGCAAGCCCATAATGCCCGCCTATTCTCGTCGAGATCATAGTAGTATATATGTCTTCTCGTAGAGAAATGTGTGTTTCTCGTAACATAATTCTCGTAGGGGTCTTATAAGAATTGTGTGGGTTCTGGGAAATTTCGCGGGCGGCAGACTTGACAAACTGCGCGTCTTATGGTACGCTCGCTAAACTCACAAGACCAGGAGGGGTTTATAAGGTTTTAGAGAGCATAAGGACAGGGGGTTTCAGAGGCATTTATAAGATATTAGAAGGGGTTCATAAGGGTTATTCTCAACAATAAAACCTTATTGATTCTCAATTAATGAACACTTATTGAGAACGGTATAAACAACGACTTTATATTTAAAAAGGTATTTTTTTAATTAATTTAACTATATTTGGTATAAATCAATACAATTTTCATTCATTTATTAGATAATCAATATTCAATACAATCCTGACTCCTTCATCAGTACAATTGGTTCCTGTATGCCTATATTCACCAGGGAAGATCACTGCTCTATTCGCAATAGACTGTACTCTCTGTTGGTTATGTTCAAAGACAGTATATCCATCATTAGTATTCATATAGAGTATGCAAACATTGTGTTTCTTATCCTCTACATCTACATGATAAGTCTTCTCTTTCAATACATCTTCTCTTGGTGTAGCATTCATCTTCATCCTATAAAGAGTATGCTTACTTGCATCTGGTACATAACGAGTATAAACATCTTCCACATACTTAAAGAACTGATTAGATCTTACCTCATTATTAAAATAAAAGAGATGATAGAACTGTGGATGATTATCTCCTTTATACACACTCCAGTCATGATAGAACCAAGGAAGATCTTCTACCATTAGTGTCAGATTATCAAAATAGTCCTGTGGTAGGAACTGATCAACAATTATCATAGACACTATCTCTACTCTTTACATATTCAAGTTGATGCCAGTATTCTGGATAACAAACAACTAATGTTCTTTCCTTCTTATGATATGTTCCATTAGGTAGATCTTCTGGATGTTTTGGTTTAGTCGCAATCTCAATAGTAATATAAACACTATCAGTAAAATACACCCATCCCTCTACACTGAACTTACCTTTGTTCCACTTTACATAATCATTAACCTTTGGATTATATTTGTTCATATCAAACGAATAAAATTATCAGTGGATCGAGTAAGTGAGAGATCAAATGCAAGTGTAATCCTTGGTTTGAACGAATTGTGTGGTGTCGTATAATGTGGAATATATGATGGGAAAATAGTCATCGATCCAGGTTCATTACCCATTGTCACCTCATATGGATCATTTAATT